AAATCCCATGTTAGTATCCTCCACCCATTAGTCTTAAAATGTTTGCTGCCACTTGAGACTGTGGTTGTAATAAATTTTTCTGTCCTATTTCATCGGGCAATTGTTGAGCACCCAGTGCTGTGCCTGATTGAATTAAAACACCCCTGCCACGCTGTGATGCCTGCAAAGTTCTTCCACTGCCTCTAACTGTGGTGCTTGGCAATATTGCTGGTGGTGGTGGTGGTGGTGGTGGAGGTGGTGGACTTGGCTCTCCTCCCTTGCACTCGGCCACTGGCCCGGTGTACTCGCTTGATACTGATTCGATAAGGTTGTTGTCTTTATCGAAAACCATTCTGCTGTAAATTTTCATTTTTGGCCTTTCGCGCGTGTGTGTTATTATTATAAATAACTCTGATTGTCAAAGTTATTTATCTAGTTAGTTGATTCTAAACCTAGATCCAGTGTTTTGTAAGGGGTTGAATATCTTCGCTACCTTGCTCACATCTACCGATAGATTTGGAAGATTGCTAATTGCTTCCGATGCAGCATCTATGCAGTCATCGTGTTTCATGCGTGGAAACGCTTGTAATTCATCTAAAAACGCAGATTTATCTCTCACTCGCTCATGGACAAATAATCGGCCTACCTTGATCAATGGCTCCATGATCTGTGCAATGAATACCATTTTATTTTTGTTACGGAATTTAGGCACCACTTGAACCATGATCTTCATTTCACGAGCCACTCTCCTCAGCTCATTGGCCAGGGTGCTGGAGAAGTTTTCTTCCACATACACGTGTGATATTTTATGTTTGATGCAGGTCTGGATGATCTCCCTGCACTGTCCTGTAAAATCTTTTGTGCTCTTGTCCACTGCTGACAACGTTACCATGTCATGTAGATAGGTGTTGCCATCGTTGTCTCTCGCGGCCACGGCCAACACAGAAGCATCTCGACCTTTCAATCCTGTGGCAGCATCCCATGCAGCGCAGAGCCTGCTGACATTGTTTCTTCCTATCTTACAAGTGGTGACATAACTGCCATAGGGTTGTGCAATGTTTTGCCATATCAATTCTTCGTTGTAGTATTTGATGTTTTCTAGCTGCACCAGGGGTTGGAATATGTTCTGTGGCACCAGCATGTATTGTGACATGTAGTCACCCTCCGTGGTCTCGTTCCGCTGCCTCTCTAACCAACTATAGGTAAACATGCCTTCTGGATGATCGGGCCAAGCGATGTAATCTTCTTCTATGGTGGTGCCATCTTCCTGTTTGATGGGTCTTGCTCTTATGGCTGGTATCTTCTTCAATTCATAGCCCACTGTGGCAAGGTGATCATAGATGCTGTCCTCGTGATGCGGTGTGCCCACCATTAAAATATTGTTGGCCAACTTACCAAATTCAGTCACTCGTTCTTTTGTTTTCATTCGCATGTCAGAACTCAGCACGTTGTCAGATGTCTCCACATCATCTGCGATCACGCAGTTGGCATGCAGTCCCGTGAATGATGCACCCAAGGATGACACAGTCACAGATGGGTTCAATTGCATGATGGGTCGTTCCACTGTGAATGTTTCTGATTTCCAGGTGTATAGATCTGACTTGAGATGCTGCAGCATGGGATGGCTCTCTATGGTGTTCCTTATGAACATGCTGTTACGCAGTGCAAGGTTTCGTTTGGCAGATATCAATAGGCAGGTCCAATTGGGATCGGTCAAGAGTTTCCAGCACACATAGGCACCTATGATAAAGGATTTGCCTCCATGTCGGAAACACTGTAAGATTCTTCTCTGATTGGTTTCTGTGCTCTCTAACCAATCAGCAATCTCTATATGAAATTCTGGTGTCTTCTGCTGTGATATAATGTTCAATGTATCTAAAAACACCCGAAAGGGTATCTTAGACATTATTCATCACTTTTAGCGCTGATCCTTTTCTGTGCCAGTTCTATCAATTTTGCAGCGTTGTTCTTTTCCTCTTCGCTGTTGACACCTGTGGGATGAACAGCACCGCTTGCAGCCTGTGCTAGATATTTCAACATCTGTAGTTTGGCTCTCTTGGAGTTGTCTAGGAATGTTGTTTTCTTAATATAATCTTTATCATCGGATGATGGATAATTCATATTAAAAAGTTCGTGGGCTTCTGATAATTCTTTCTTCCAATAATTGTCAGCGAATTGTTTTAGGATTGCCAGCCATTCTGCATCTACTCTATTCTTGGTCATTTGTTTTCCTTTTCTTTTCTGTTAGCGTTGTGGGGGGCTTGTTTATAGCATATCCCCCACAACTGATCAAACCCATATAGGGCCAAGTATTTATAGCTGTGAAGTTTAGGCTGCAGGGTATGGCATCGGTACGGAAGTAACGACCCTGCAGCAAATTATTTAGCACGCGGGTCCAAAAGGTTATTAAAAACCCGCGTGTATTCGCAGGAGTGGAGATAAGGAAACTCCCGCAAATTCTTTAATATTGATATTGGATAAATTTATCTAACACAGTGTTTGTTGTTCCTTGTGTAGATGGCATCATCTCAATTTGGTAATCACTTGCCTTAAGTTTGGCCACATCTTGTGTGTGATCATTATATAATTTTGTTGCGATCTTTATGGTCCTGTTAAAATTATCTATCTGTCTCATGCTGTATCTACCCGATTTACCGTTGTATTCTTTCACTGTGGTTTTGATCATTTCAGACCATATACATCTCACGCTGGGATTGTGTGTGTATTTGCCTGTGGCCCAAATCACTTCTTTGCCCAATTCTGCATTGTATATCTTCCAATCTTTTGGATTGGTAAATCCTGCTGATCGTTCCGACAGCATTGTGATTATTGCCACAAGGCATTGGGTCAGTTGTTTTCTCTGTGCTGTTGTTTGATCATAATAGGGATTATTACTTTTGCCCTTTTTTATGATATTTTCATATTCTATCTGTATCATTTTAAATCCTTTTTGTAAATTTCTCCCACTATATCATATTTTAAAAATTTGTATATCTGCCCCACTCGTGGTTCTATCATTGCGCTGTTGCCCGGTTGAAATTCCACGGCACCCATCTGTTTGGCCCATTTTTCCGCTAGCTTGATAAGCCGCACTGCCATCATGGGAAATTTTTTCCTGTGTTTGACATCCACGTATAAAAAATAATCACTGCCCATTTTAACATCACAGAAAAAAAAGTTAGTGATGTAGGCCACATACATGCCTATGATCCTGCCTTCATACTTTGCCACCCATCCGTTGACTAGAGTCCTTTTGTGATCATACACCATTTGATCCAGCTGCCTCAACTTATCCGGAAGATATGGTAAGAATTTATATCTTCCCTCACGGTGCATGTGTGCACCAAGGGCTATCATTTCTTCCACATCTTCGTGTTGATATTCCTGGATAAGGTAACTCATAGATTAATTTAAATCTTCTGGGTCTGGTTGTCTAGCATCATCAAATTTTTCTGCAACGATCATGTGCATCTCTGATTGTGATAGATGCATCATCTGATGTTGCACTGCTTTCTCAAACATTATTTTAGCAACAGTTTTTTTATTTCTAATTAAGTTTAAGATATCTTCTGCTCTTTTTTCTGACATGTGTTCCTTTCGTTTATGTACTCTGTCATTTGTTTTTTGAGACTGCAGTTCTTTGGAGCGTCGTGCAAGGAGTTCTTTAGAAGCTGCAGTCCCAGTATGCCTAAAGCCTATTAGTGAATCATTATATGCCTTAAGTAAACTATTTAGTATGATACAATAAAAACAGTTTAATTACGAGTTTAAATGTAAAAGAGATTACCAATATAAACTCAATAATTGCGTGCTTTAAAATTTATTTGATATATACAAGTGACAGGAGCAATAATGAAATACAAAACAAAGTTACAAAGAACATGGCTAAACTTAGGCAAATACGACTGGCTGGCAAAAAAATATTACAATAGGCCCTTTGCTCAATTGTTACCTTACCAAAAAGACAAGGTGATCACTTGGGTGACCAATTTCTCTCCGGACCAAGGCAAACATAGAAATAAATTTATTAAAAGCAACATCAAATAGGCACCCATAGGCTACATAGCATCTCTGAAAAAAAGCGAACTACTCTCATATATGAGCGGCGAATCGCTTGATGCAAAAAATTAAAAAAAGATGAGGCTCTGGGAAACAGATCCAACCTCGGGTCTATATAAGATTACCATACAAAGATTATATAGGCTTGCGTTGTAAACCAATAATGAGTTAACGAGTACAGCACAACCGCTCGGCCAAGGCAACGATGTATGGACTATGAAAACACTCAAATCAAGTGTGGGTATTAGGCTAGAAATAGCCTAATATCTATTCAACATCTAAATCAAGAAAAGGCTTGCGACAGCAAGCAGATGAGCAGAGCTCATCTAATCAATACCCAAACACAGCCACTGACATCATCGCGGAGAATCGCAAAGACCACTAAATATCATTACTAATCAATCTATCATAAGGAGACACAATGCCACTATCACGAAAAGGTAAAACCATTTTAAAAGCAATGGAAAAAGAATATGGTAAAAAACGTGGAGAACAGGTTTTTTACGCATCAGAGAACAAGGGCACTATAAAGGGTGTCCATATGGGTCGACCAAGAAAAAGTCTACTCAGCAAGTAATTTAATAAATACATCGTGGGTCAGCACCTTTCTTGCTCTGTCATAGTCAAAAAAAACTGACCCACGTCACTCTCCCATGGATCCCAAAAAATTTGAGGCAAAGCTAAAGGCACTGGGCATCAAGAGAAAACGATCACCACGCTTGTATGGCAAATCCACCTATCTGCCAGAGATAACCAAGGCCATAGTGCTGCCACGGAAACCCTGCAGCGGCCGGGCAGATCCCTCTAGATGTTCAGCTGTGCAGTTCCATCAATGGGGCACCACGCAGAAGCGTTGGTTCAGCCGATGTTTCAGTTGTCGCAAGAGCTATGGCAATGTGTTGAAAAATGGAGATGCCCTCTAGGCAGTGTAGGTGCCGTTGGCAGTATAAGTCAATACTTTAAAACTACCATCTGTGGTCACTGTGGGAGATCCTGTGGTCAATCCTGAATAATTTGCAGTGGGTATTCTCAATATCACTACACCAGCATTGCCGCTGTTGGTGCCTTTGCCACCATCACCATATCCCGAGGTGGCAGTGCCTGGTGTGCTGTCTCCACCCGCTGCATAGGTTACCGCGGAACCAGTGATTGAATTTGATGTGCCTGCTCCACCTGTGCCTCCAGATGCTGCAGCGCTGCTGCCTCCACCACCACCCCCCAGTGTTGTGGGAGAAGCTGGACTGTTGGCTCCTGCGTAGCTGGTCCATGTGACTTTGCTGGTCCAACTAGTTTGATAATAGCCATCACCACCCGGATATGTCTGATCCGCAGTAAAAGCAGCACCACCGGTATAACCCGCTGTGGGCCCCTTGGCACCTGCTCCACCACCACTGCCGCTTTGAGAAAAATATACCCACGACAAAGTACCCCCAGAGGTGTAATTGCCGTATGTGCTGGTATCAATTTTACGAATATCCACAATTGTGTATCCAGTGTAGAGATCTATGTTGGTTGAATCTATCACATTGTAAGGAATACCTATGCCGGGAAATGCACCCGTGGCATTGTAAATGGTAAAATTGTTTATTTGTGTCATGCCTCCCACATTTTGTATGTTGACATATCCACCATATGGTGGGGAACCAAAATTACTTAATCCGTGAGCGGTGCTGGTAGTAACTCTAACTGTGCCGTTGGTTTTTTGCACATTTGAAATGGTAAAAATTTTTGCTGCGTTATCTACTGCACCAAAAGAAACTGTATTTCCATACCCCTCATCTCCACCTCCAAAACTGCCCCATCCTAATCCTCCCCCACCTCCACCCTGTGCCACCACAGGAACTATGCCATGACCTAGAATTACTGAATATCTACCCATTCTTCCTGTGAGATATGCCAGCCCAGCACCAGTGCTGTTCATGTGATCTCCTGTGTTGGGTCCACCTGCTCCCACTGTGATTGTGTATGTTTTTTCTGGAGTTAATGATAAGCCATCAATGGCATTGCCGTAAGAAGTTGCCACTGCCCCGGCACCCCCACCTCCACCATAATTTCCAGATTGTGTGTCTCCACCTGCTCCTCCACCACCCACCACTAAAAAATCTATGGAATACGGATCTCGTGTGTTTGTGCCACCAAATAACCATTTTGCAAGCCCTAGCGGCATGTTAACTTTCTATAATCTTTAAACAGATAAATCTATCATGATAAGGACTAATTATTTTACGATTTATTAATTCTAGTTTTTCTTGATCAGCAATTTGTCTATACACATTTTTAATCTGGTCTATTGAATGCAAATATTTGATCAAATTATCCCAGGTGTCAAAATATTTTCTTTCCACAACATGGGTGCCATTATCGTTTAATTTGCTTAACGACATGTTTTCAAGTCCCCAGCCCTGCGTGTCTTCGTTCCATAATAGATCATATTCGGTTCTAGGACTAACGGGCCTAGCTACCGGTGGTTCCCATTGTCTCGTAGAATCATTCCATGTCCATGATGGATAAGGTGAGGGGGCCGAATTTAACAATTGTGGTTTGGGATTTTGCGGTTCTTGCCATTCTTCATTAATTAATTGTTCTATTCGAAAACTGTGTCTAAACCATTGCTTACCTGCAATATTCCAAACCCACCGTACCAATTCGTTTGAATTGTTAAAATTATGCACTGTTGTACCAGCTGGGTCATGCCAAAATAATCTATACATTAGTAAGTGCCTCCTGAACCCGGGCCCGCTGTATTGGATATAATATTAATATCTCCAGATCCTTTGGTAACTTTGGTTGTGGTTGTGTTGGCCAATGATCCACCCATTACAAGAGTAGAAGCTGAATGATACCAATATAATTTTGCCGCTGCCGCTCCACCCGTGGTGCCTGCTGTGCCCCCATCCACGTAACCATCTGTGTTTGCGGCATTGTAATAATAGCCTCTTGTGGTGGCATTACTAAAATCCACGATAGAATCATAGAACCACGTGGGACCAATGTCCACTGTGGCTCCGCACTCCTGGTCTGCTGTGTATGCCGCTGTGATAGCATCTTGTCTGTTATATCTAAAAGGAAATATTGGCCACTGATTTTGATTTGATGATGTTCCAGACGTGTCTGTGCCTCTGCCTGCTCCCACATCCACACCATCAACGTATAGCCTTGAATTGGCTACACTGGTCAATGACATACTCCACATCACACAATGCCATCTACCATTCAATAGATTACTTTTATATTTGGCTACTGTGTCATAGGATCCTCCAGATTTTGAGGAAGTCAATCCTACGTTTATAACGTTATTATAAAAATTGCCACCAATACCATCTGGACCTAATACCAAGTTAAATCCATTATTTGAATTGGGATAACCTGTGCCACGATAACTCTGTAATAATATCGTGTAATCATTACCACTATATGTTGCACTTGTATCCACGTTGCCTGCAAATCCATTCACTCGCACCCACATCACTAAACTGAATGCACCAGCATCTGTGAGTTTTGAAGCACCCAGCGTGGTCACATAAGCGGCCTTGTCAGCACCGTTGATGACTGAATCTGCTCCTGCTTTGTTATCGTTGAATGCGTAGGCACCAACTGCCGTTGCACCTTTAGCTAATATATCTTTTGCAAAGCCAAGAGGCATATGATCCTCCTATGCGAACGCTTTCGCTATGTTGCCCAAGAAGTTGGTGCCATCGTTGTAGATGGTCACAACATCAATTGCATTGGCTGCTGTGGACAGAGTGGGTGTGCCACCTGCAAATTTTACCGCGGTGCTGGTGTCTGTGCCAAATGTGGCTGTGCGTGATCCCGTGGCATCCTGCACAATGATGATGGTCACTGTCTGGCCACTGCTTAAATTTGTTATAACAAATCCAGTGTTCACTGCCAGGGTGACCTTGTGTATGGGTGCCAAATTGCAATCCACAGTGATGGTGCTGCTGGATGTCAGAGCATTTTGTTTTTCTCTGTATCTCTCAATGGTTCCTAATCTTGATTGATAGGTGTCATCTGCTGAATAGAAAGCATATTTGGTTCCTGCAGTGGATCCAGATCCTATGTAGAATCCATAGTGCGTGGTTTCTAGATTGCTTGTGGTAGATGGTATGTCTGCAAAAGCATAGGCATTGGTGATCTTGTAATTGGTCCCTGCCACACCCGAGGAACCTCCCCCACCGTTGGTTTCTGATATGAAAGTGTAGCCATTGGTTATTGTAGTGGTGTCAGTGGAGTTACCTCTCACATTCAAGTTACCTCTAACAGCCATAGCATTGGTCACTGTCAGTGTGCCACCGTGATTTTCATCCACTTGACAAAATGCACTGGCACCAACTAAGTTAGGACCAGTCTTGGTTCCACCCCCTGAATTGGTCAATACAGCGATAGCAGTAGTCCCCCTTAAAGCTGTCGCTCGTGATCCTGTAGCGGTGGATCCAAATGTGGCACCATTGAGATCAAATATGCTCTGGTCATGGTTTCCAATCCTCCAGTTGGTGTTGTTGTATGTGGTTGCAGAAGAATCTGCCTTGGCATAAGTGGTTCTTGAGTTATTGGTTAATCTTCCATCAAATGTGGTGATATCTGCCACAGATAGATTGGAATAAACCATTTGATTGCCTCTGTAAGAAGCAGAATCCCATTGTGGTATAGAGTTAGATGAGTTGTAGATGGTGTAAGGGAAATTGGTTGCAGTGAAGGCAGGACCCAAGATGGCCTTACCCGTGCCGTTGGGTTCCACTGTGATGTTGCCGTTGCTGACAGAAACTATCTGCGAGATCACAGGGCTGGTCAAAGTTTTATTTGTCAATATTTCTGAACCAGTGAGTGTGGCAAAATCTCCATCACTCAATGCTGTGTTAAATTGTGCAGTGGTTCCAGATAATGTATTAGAAGTTAAATTAATTGTTTTATTTGTTAAAGTGTCGGTGGTTGCTTTACCCACCAATGTGTCAGTGGCAGTGGGCAATGTCACTGTGCCTGTGTTGCTGATGCTAGAGATAATAGGTGTGGTCAGGGTCTTGTTGGTCAAGGTCTGTGTGCCAGTCAAAGTGGCCACTGTGCTGTCTATGGCTATGGTGCCCGTGGATGTTATGGTGCCACCGGTCAATCCCGTGCCGGCAGTGATTGATGTAACCCCACTTGAAACTGTAGAAAAACTTAATTGTCCAGAACCATTGGTGATCAACACCTGTCCGTTGGTGCCATCTGCCTGTGGATGACTGATGCCATCTATGACCACGGAACCTGTGCCATTTGGTAAAAGTGTGATGTTGCCGTTGACACCGTTTGCAATCACAACAGTGCCTGAATTTGTGCCTTCGTTGGTGCTGATCGTGATATTGCCCGTGCCGTTTGTGGTCAGGGTTGCCGCTGCATTTATATCACCAATCCTCACTGCATCTGCGGTAAGGTATACATCACCTGTGCCGTTGGGAGCGATCTCTATGTTTCTATTTGATGTTGAAACTATTTTATACGTTTGCACATCAAGATCCGCACCCAGCTGGGGAGTGGTATCAAATGCTATGTCTGTAAGCCATCCTTGGTTATCAACATAAATTTTTGTTACAGCATCTTGTGAGGCCACTGGATCTGCCACATTGATGATCCTTGCAGAATCCACATTGATATGTCCTGTGCCGTTTGTGATTAAATTAATATTGTCATTGCTTTGTGTTGCAGTGATGTTGTTGTCAGCTATGGTTATGCTGCCCGTGTCCAGATCTCCTGTGACGTTGCCTGTTACGTTGCCCGTTACGTTGCCTGTGACGTTGCCTGTGACGTTGCCTGTGTGAACCCCTGCTGTGTTACCTGTGACATTGCCTGTTACATTGCCAGTTAAATTTCCTGTGACATTGGCCTCCACCGTGCCGGCCACGAATGTTTCTGAGCCTATGGTCCACTTGTCAGTGGTTTCATTCCAAATTAAACTCTTGTCAGCGGACGTGCCTCGTTCAACTTCGATACCTGCATTTGCTGCGGGAGCACCAGATTGATTGGTTGCTAGTCTTATAATATTGTCTTCTATATCTAACTGTGTGGTATTCAGCGTGGTGGTTGTGCCTTCCACGGTTAAGTCACCGTTTATTATCACATCGTTGAATGTGCTGGTACCTGTGGTTGCAGTCACGTTGCCTGTTAAGTTACCTGTTACGTTGCCTGTGACATTGCCTGTTAAATTACCTGTGACAGATGTTGTGGTCAATACACCTGTGCTGGGATTATATGTGAATCCTGTGTCGGTCCTTGGTGACAAGTTGCCAGTGGCAGCCGAAACAAACAATGGATAATTGGTTGCATTGGTTGTGTTATCCGCAGTTAAAGTTACAGTGGATCCCACACCAGCAGTGGTAGCATTGGTGGCTGTGTCAGCATTACCTGTTAAGTTACCTGTGACATTACCTGTGACATTGCCTGTTAAATTACCTGTGACAGATGTTGTGGTCAATACACCTGTGGATGGATTGTATGTGAATCCCGTGTCAGTGCGAGGTGATAAATTGCCTGTGGCTGCTGAAACAAATGTTGGATAATTGGTTGCATTGGTTGTGTTATCTGCTGTCAATGTCACCGCTGATGCATATGTGGCAGTGTCAGCGTTGCCTGTCACAGCACCTGTTAAATTTCCTGAGAATGCAGTAGAAGTTAAAATACCTGTGGATGGATTATATGTGAATCCTGTATCAGTGCGTGGTGAAAGATTACCTGTGGCAGCTGATGTGAATAATGGATAGTTGGTAGCATTGGTTGTGTTGTCTGCTGTCAGTGTTACAGCACTGGCATAAGTTGCTGAACCTGCATTGCCAGACACTGTGCCTGTGACATTACCTGTTAAATTACCTGTGACAGATGTTGTGGTCAATACACCAGTGGATGGATTGTATGTGAATCCCGTGTCAGTTCTCGGTGAAAGATTACCCGTGGCAGCTGATGTGAATAATGGATAGTTGGTGGCATTGGTAGAATTATCTGCTGTCAGTGTTACAGCACTTGCGTATGTGGCTGTGTCAGCATTGCCTGTCACATTTCCTGTCACATTTCCTGTTACATTTCCTGTTAAATTTTTTACTAACGGGTTGGTCAAAGCAATTGTAATGCTGCCTGTGGAAGTTACCGGTGTGCTGCCTATGGTGATGTTGGCATCTGAAGTGGTCAATCCCACGCTGCTTACCGTGCCCGCACCCACTGCAGTTACTTGTGCATTGCCTGATGCATCAAACGATAATATTTTATTTGCTCTCGTGGCAGCCGCTGGAATGATCAATGTGGCAGTTTCCGCTGTGGGTTCTGCTAATCTAAATACTTTGTCTGTTAATATGTTGTCGATGTCCTGTATGCCCTGTGTCAATCTATCCAACTCGTTGTTGATGGTAGAAGCAAGGAAAGCACCACCCTGTTCAAAATCTGTTGATCTCACGTTGTACGTGTTCCTTATAAGATACACTGATGCTGCTGCGGAAGGTGCTGATACAAACACCACCGTGCCTGTGCCCGATGTGCCTGAACTAAATGTGATGGTGTAATCCGTGGTGTAGGTTTTTAACGTGGTGCCCACGTAGACATCCAAGCTGCTGCTGTCAGCGATGCTGAAATTGAATGTGAAACTGGTCTGCGATCCGTTCGCTGTGTATTGTACCCTTGGTGTTGCTGTTGATGTAGTCATGTGTTTTTTCCTATGTTATTTATTTAAATGGATTTTGTAAATCTACGATATTCACACCCCCAAATGCTCTTTCTTGTTTGGCACGCTGTTTCATCATTTTTTGACTTCTGCGATAGCCATCTTTGTCAAATAATTCCCACCACCAATCATGCATGGTTTGCCTCCACACGGCCTTGGTCCATATGCTTAATGCCAATGGATTTAAATCGTTGGCCAAACTGCCCAATCCCATTATGCCATCTTTAAGATCTTGTGATTTTTTTCTGCCTTTGGCAATGTCAACGGTACCAGACAATATGCTCCATGTGGAAACTCCTAATTTGGTAAGATCGTTTGCTACTGGACCTAGCACCCTGCTAGCTACCTCTGCGTATTGTGGTATACGACTTTTTTTATCTTCGTTTCTTCCGGTTATAATAGAATCCCATAATGCTGCACCACCCGATTCTATAATTAGGTCTTGATAATATGGAACAATATTAATATATTGAAAACCTTTTTGCACCGCAGTTTCAAGAGTATATGGTTGCTTGCCAGCTATTACTTGTTTTAATGTGGCCACTATAGCTCCAGTTACTGTTAACAATCCACCCAGCAGAGCCAGTTGTGATACTTGTGTTATTCTGTTACCACCCTTAATTACATCTCCATATTCCTTTGCTAATATCTTCCTGCTGAATGTCAGCATAAAACTTTTAAATTGAAACAAAGATTTTGTCAATTCTGCAGCTACCGTGTTTGGCATTTGCAATCCAGAAGTTAGTGCTCGATCAATTGTGTCGGGTTTTGTGCCGGCCCGTTCCACAAAATTGTTGATGAAGGTGATCATTTTTGTTTCTAAATCATTAACTTCAAATGAATATTTTTTTGGATTATTGCCTGTTGCTACCAATTGCTCGTTGGGCAATTTTATGTCATCGTTGAATCGATTTTTTAATGCCGCAATGTCAAACAGGCCACTCTGTGTGAGTGGTTTTAATTCTACAATCTTGTTCCATTGTTTTTCTGTAATACCCAATACTTTAAAATCATATTTAAATTCATCGGGTAAATTTATATACTGAACATTGGTTTTTACTAAATCTCCTAATCTTCTCTGCATTGTGGATGCCACCATCTTTGGCATGGCTTGCGTGTACCACGTGAAGCCATTTAATTTTAAACCAAAATGTGCAAATGCAGCAGTGCCTCTGCTAAATTTGTCTAGGATGGGTTGATTGATTGTGGCAGTGTTGGCATCTACCAAATTAAATCTATCATGTAATTCAACACCAAACACCTCTGTTATGTCCAGCACAGAAGTATAAAATAAATTTTGTTCTGCTTTGGTTCCGCGGAACTCGTTTATATTGAATACAGAATCCACTAGATCCATGCTAGTAATACCGTATTTGTTAGCAACGTGTTTGATTGTAGGCCCATCCGCGATCTGTGTAATCAGTCCACCGGATAATTTTATAGTTTCAAGATTTCTTAAGGAAGATATTATTGCAGGTCCCACACCACTTTCTCTTGTGGATGGATTAATTTGTTCTTCAACCCATTGATGTATATAGTTAGTTAATTTTATTTCGTTTGTGCTAAATTTTGTGTAGTTGTCAGATTCCTCACGTATCCATTTCTGCATCGATTCAAATCCTCGTTTGACATCTGGTCCATAAAAATCAACCAATGCCAATATTCTAGCATTTTCCGCTATAGTTCTTTGCACAATAGCTCTCACACCATTTTGATTGGATCTTGAAAGTTTGTCTTTGACTTCTATGTAACTGTCCGCATCGGCTAGTTTTAAATAAAAAGGCAATTTATTAATTGCTGCATATTGTTGATCTTGATTTAATCCGCTACTCCGTATGTAATCTTTTAATTCGTTGTTTATTTCTTTCACTGCAGCATCTTGTACCCTCCAATCTTTATTTCGATTAGTTAAAAACTTTTCGTATAATATTTTTGCCAATTGTTTTCTATGTTTAAACGGATCACCCGAATCTATCACATGTCCTTCGTGATCTGGATGTAACTTTTGAGAATAAAATTCTACAAACTCATTTACATCTTTGAATGCTTTTTTTACCATTCTATAATCATATGTCACACGCAATCTATTTTGCAATCCTTGCAGAGCAGGCACTCCCATTAATCGTGATTGCATGGTAGACTCTTCTTCTAATTTTAAAATATAACTTTTGGCAAATTCAAATGCTTCTCTAGATCCTCGCTTGTTTGCACCTGGGAGAAGCATATCACTTGCCTCGGGTGTTGTTGGTGGTGCAATTGTTTTATTTTTTTGTAAATCCTGTCGTAAAAAAAATACCTCTCTAATAAAATCATCCTCGCTAAATGTTTTTGGTATACTTCCTATGTCCTGGTCTTTCCATGGACCATATTTTTGTAAATCTATCACAAAATCTAAACCCATTGCTTTGCCCTGTGCATCCCTTCTTTTATCTAACGGCACTATATTTCTTGTTTTATTAGTTAAAAAATGAGCGCTGTTGTAGGCCTCTGCCAAACTGTCTGTACTACCCTCGGCATCCAGCATCCTTTTTGCCTCTCGAATTTGTTCTATTCTCGCATTGACTTTTTCCTGTGTTATAATTCTTTTGAGGTCATTTTCTATAATGTCTTCAAGTTGCACTTTTGCTAAATTAGCTAACCATTTGTTTAATTCATTTTCATTCCAAGATTTATCAGCTGCTTGCAATTCTGTGGTTCTGTCGTTAAATGCTTGTTCCACCCTGCTGGTCTCATCTCTTGCATTCACAACATTTAATTTTTTTAAATTACTTTTATTAAAATCTTCTAATAAAATATCTTCGCAACTTTTTGCCATTATAATCCTCTTTTACAATTAAAATATTTGGTTAAATTTGTTCTGTTTTCATCAATAAATATTTTATTTTTTAATTGTGCATCTAAAAGAAGTTGTTTTATAACAGGGTCTCTGCCACCACCAATGTCTTTAAAAATATAATTTACTGGATCCCATTCTAGGCCCAGTTCTTTTATGGCATCTTTGCCTCTTGTAAATGTCCAAAATTCATAGAATAAGGCATTTGCCAATGCATTTTCTTTGCTGGATTCAGGCAATTTTTGAAAATTAGCATCTGATCGTATTTTTTGTTCTGACACATCTGTAGTTTTATTTTTATTAATTGCATCATCTACCATAATTTCAGCTTGTCTTTTAGTTGGGACAGCATCTTTTATACTGTCAATTAAGGGTATGTCTAATTTTTTCTTTACTGCAGATTTTGGTGCTGTGCCTGCATCTGCTGGAACTGCTTGTTTTATATCTTGAAATATCTGGAACTTTTCATTATCTGTGGCTAATCTTGTTTTATTATTTTTATCTCTTATATAAAGATTGCCTTTGTTTTTAAAAATATCTAATTCACCATTACCATCTTCTTGCAATATGTATGTTCTTCCTGTTGCTTCGTTTTTAGCAGTGTACATGGGTCTTTCATCTAACCCTAGTCTTAATTCTTTGTCTCTTAATGTATATGTTTTAGCTAGTTGTTCTATTTGCTTTGGTGTTAAATTATTTGCTGGTTCTCTAGTTTCTATATTTTTTATATTAATTCGATCTTTTATGTTCATTTCTTGAGACAATGCTGGCAATGTAGCGGCTAATCCTTGTGTGGTACCTTCGATCTCTATCTTATTTTGTGTTCTTTTAATTTTTACATAATCTCCCGAGTCTATGCCGGCCCTATCATTGTATATTCTACCAGCAGTATCTACATACGTTTCTATGCCTTCTATTATGGCTGATCCACCCTTGCCCACTCTTGGTGTAATATCATCTAGGCCCTCAGAATATCCTCTCTCGATCAATATACGTTTGGTATTTTCGTTTATGGTTTGCTTCAATGGCACCATGCCCTGTTTTTTCATTTCGATATCTGTTAATGGTTTTTCTGTGGGATATTGTGTTGCTGCTATACTAGTTTCTACCTTGTCTAAATAATTGTGTCGGGTTATGCCATATCTTACACCCTCGAATGCTGCCCCAAACAAAAGACCTGCTCCTGCAGCCATGCCCACGTTGGTCAACATCTGTTCATAGGTTAATTCATCACCTCGTGCTTTATATGCTGCACTTGCTAATGTGGGTTGTATCAGTGTTTCAATACCTGCACTGCTTAATGCAACTGCACCCGACCTATATAAAAATGTTTTTAATGCACTTTGTGCTATGACCTTGTTTATGCCCAGCACTGGTAAAAAATTTGTAGGATCAAATAATCCTGCAGCGATTCCACCCAACACAGAAGGCACAGTAATTTCATCTCCCACTATCCTTTGATACTCATCTATGTTTGCATAATGATCCTGCATGACATTGTAACTTTTATAGGTCATGCCTGGATACCACGACATTTTGGGCCTACGACCCGGCAACTCATTAAATGTTTTTTCATCAATTTCTTGCTCATCGCTGAAAAATTTTGCCCCCCATGCTGTAGCAGTGTCGCTTGCATAACTTATGGTATTTTCGGTTAATCCAGATTTGAAACCTTGTCCAAATTTTTCTGTAAATCCATATGGTCTAAGCGCTGCATCTTTTTGTTCGTACACACGCAACGATGTGGGTTCTATAGGATTTTCTTGTTGTAGTTGTAGATCTATATCAGCCATGTTATGATCCTTTTCTAGCTAGGTCAGTGATTACCTGTAGCGGAGACATCCTTGTTGGAGCCATGCCCTTGGATTGTTGTTTAGATAACGTATCAAAATTTGTTGTATATTCTGACAACAGTGCTTGTCTTTTTTTGCTATCTGTCGACAGTTCTTTAAGGTATGGCACGTTGTTGCCTAACCACAATAGGTCATTTTCTTCTAATTTATTTTCTTTGGCCTTGACACTGATTGCCAATGCAATTTCTGTTTTTTTATTATCTTTTCCAACCAGCAAGGGTGTGACCCAATCATAATAATTATATTCACGTTCTCCCTTGGCATTTTCCTTGGTGCCTATTTTGTCAATAAAATGTTTCTGTAGATCTCTTCCGTATTTTTCAGTATCATAAAATTTTACTCCCAGTCCTTTATAGATGTCGGCTCCTTTAAATCCATTAGAAAAATTGCCTGTGAATTCCCATGTGCCTTCTCTGTCTTTGAGTGGTGGTTGTAATCGTGAATCAGATTTAACTCCAATCAATGCAGGTGCAAATATTAAACTTTTTTCATCGCTGGGTAGTTTTGCACGAAAAGTGTAATCCTGTGTTATATCTCCCCTCTTATTTTTTAACAGTGCATGTTCTTGTGTGTAGGTAAAATACATACTATTTTTATTTTTTAATAGATCAGAATATGTTTCTCCTGGACCAGGCACGATATTATATCTGTGTGGATTCTTGATCATGTCCTCTAGTTCTTTTTGTATGTCCGATGACAGGTCTACTCCATTTTTCATGGTATGATTTTTTGGCATCAACATGTCCGTGCCATTGACTGTTATTGTGGCATTGGTATCTTTAATAAATTTTTCTGCTGCATCTGTGGCTGCACTGATACTGGCTCTACCAGCACGATTTTTAATATAGATGTTTTCGTAACTATCAAACATGGCCTGGCCATACGGTGTTGATAGATTTACAGTGTCACCAAATTTATTTCTAAATTCTGCTCTTAATTCTTGAAATTCTTTTCTCCATTTATCACCATTGGGGTCTTCTGTTCCTCTGGATTCTAGAGCAATAATATTTTCTTTTCTTTTTAAATATGCGGATGCCAATTGATTAAATGCGGGCTCATCTCGAGATAATTTTAAAGCATGTAGATGTAATAAAGTGGCCTCACCCTCGGTTTTTGCACCTTTTAATTTGTCTATGCCAGCTGATATGTATCTGCTGTAGTATTCCTGTTGTCTACCGCTGCCTTGTTCCATTTTGGTTGAAAGATCTTGGACCGAAGTAGAGCCTTTTAATAAATCATATTCTATAGTCCCCTGCAGGCTGTCCACTTTTGAATAAGCCAGTGGAGAATTGGTATTATTTTGCACTGCCCTATCAAATTTTCTATTGCCTTCTGCTGTGGAAACATCTATGCCCGATGGAAAATATAACGGTCCTGCATTGTTTTTAAACCATTCTCTTTCAGTACCTTCTAATTTGGCTTTTTGCCTGGCCGCAATTATGTCTGGCACTTCTTTTTCAGCTAGAACTGCCGCAGCCAATAATAGATTTTTTTTGGCTGGATTGGTCTCTGCCAGTGCTGCTGCTTTTTGTTCATTAATTTTATCTATGACTGTGCCCATTTGTTCAAAACCTATAGTTTTAGCAGTGTGAGTATACTGTGCTGCCAGCACATGCGATTCATAATCAAATCTCATTTTGGCTATTTCTTTTGTGTCCATACCCAATGCTCTGTATTCTATCTCATTGAAAGGCAGAATGGTAAGTTTTAAATTACCGTTCTCATCAGCAACATAAGTTAAACTTTTAAGATTTAATTTATTAGTTTCATCTGCTGTTGATTTAGCACCCGCGATCAATCCAGCGTTTTGATTAACACGCTCTTTGTCATAGTGATCTAATATTTGTTTATAATGCTTGGCTTCTCTTAATGTAATTTCTTTTCCACCCGGGATGAGATCCCCAAAGTCTTCTCCAAATTTACCAAATGTGTACAAACCACTTTCAACATCTTTTCTTAATTTTTGTGATGCAGCAGGATCGTTGGCTGTTTGTTTGTCTTGATATCCTATTATAGAAGCAAATAGTTGTTGTCTTGCTTGATCATTAATTTTGTAAATTTCTTTAGGATGCAATCCCAATTCATTCAATGCAAGAGTGTTTCTTTGCATTTTTGCCATGGCCTCTGATAATGCCTCACCATCGGCATTGTCTCCAGCATAATTTAATAATTTGCCAACCTCTGCAGCTAGCTTAGCTTGATCGTTTTCTATTGTTAAAAGACTATCTTGATAAGAATTTATTTGTACATTTTTAGAAATGTTAACTTCATGATGTAATTTTTTTTGATCAAACTGTAAACTTATATCAGCCATTAAACTAGAAGGTACACCATCTAATAATAATTCTTTAATTTTTTCTGATTCTTGTTTAAAAGCATTTAAATCGTTTGGTCTTTTATAAAATAATTCTTCTAATTTAATATCTCCTTCTGATTTTTTCTTTATGCTGTAGGCAAGAGTTGCACCTTTTTGATAAGCCTGTGCGCTCTTACTGAATGCAGATTCACCACCTAGGTATTGTGTATTTCCTTCACTGATAATTTTTTGTTGTTCAAGATATCCTTTAGCAGCAGCATTTTTTACAGATTCTTCATCTGCCACTTTATTAAATTCTGCAGCAAGTGTTTTTACAATGCCCGCTGTGCTTTCACCTGATTGATATGGTATGGTAAAATTATTTGATGGTGTGATATTTCCACCTTCATATGTGGGTATGGTTACTTTTCTTCCACCTTCAATGGGTACTATCTTTTGTTCTGGTGGTACTTCTGGTATTGTTGCCATTAAAATGTTTCTCCTTGTCCCATGGGTATAGGATTAAATTGTGATAATAAAGATGGTTTAGTTTTAGGTGGAATATATCCTTCTAATCCTCTTCCCGCTAGTGTGGCTGCTGCATTTACAACACCACCCAATACTGCTGTGTTTGATTCGGCTCTTAATGATTCTGCAGTTAATGATTTTGAATACAATCCCGATGCTGTGTTAAAATCATCAATAAATTGTGATTCTGCAAATTTTGCTGATGTTTGTTCTAATATATCTGTAGGTGTACCTTCTATGGTCACACCAGTTATACCATATAATGCTCTTTGTTTTCCAACTGCTTGTACCAGTTGTCTTTGTCTTTGAATTTTTCTTAATGCTGATGCTTCCATGTCAACTTTTGTAGAATAATCTACCATGTTAGCTCTCCCTTTTAGTAGATTTGCATTTAATACTCCACTGTATATTTGTCCGGCAGCTCCAATGATGGGTGCTGCAAATTTAGCATAACTGCCTAATGTGCTGAACATGCCAGATAAATTAAATCCTGAAGATACCGCATAATCAGTATACATTGCCGCACCGGCTTCTGCCGCTGTTGCTGTGCTTGCAGTGGTTGCGGCTGCTGTGCTGGAAGCAAATAAAGAAGAACCACCAGTAGCATATGCTGCTGCAGCTATCACTGCTATTTTTGCTAGATCACGTGTTGGTGCGCACATTTTAAGTTCGTTTCCTCTCGACTAATAAAATTTCTTCTGCACCTACATGATAGGATGCAAATGGATAAAATTTTAACATATTTAGCCACTTCACGCTGTCTTGATGCTTCTTCCATACCTGCACTACATGTCTCTTGTAGGGATATGTTCGCATGCTGTTTTCTATAAAATGATTGCTGCCTGAGGTAATTTTTTTAAAAAAGTCTTTTACCATGGGAGTGCCAAAGAACCAATACCAACATTCAAAGTCAGTGAGCTGATGACCTGCTGCCAAGACCGGTGTGCCTTGATAGGTGGCAGTGATGCCTCGCATCCTATCAAAATATTTTAAAAGTGAATGTTTGGTAAATCCCATCAACATAATTTCCATTTGATCCCAATGTCGCATGTTATTCACAACATACTCATAATGATCATAATTTAGATCATGTGTCTTGAGATTATCCAGCTTCCTGTAGTTTTCCTGTGCCAAATTTAATCTCAGTTGTTAAACTTAATATGGTTAATGGTAGTGCTTCTGTGTTTGTTATAGTTACCTGTGGGGTTCTTGACCAGCCACTTAAACGAATTCTCTTTTGTCCTGTGAATGCCGTGATGTCTTGATTCAATAGATCGGCACCAAATTCTCTGAACACCACAGGAAATCCATCCACGTTGCAAGATTTACTTTCAAAAAATTGTATTTCACACATGATTTTCCTAACACGTTCTCCCAGTGTGCTTAGGTTGGCTGCTGATATCTGCACCGGCAGTGTTTTCAGTGTGCTGGTGTAGGCATAACCTATCTGTGTGGATGCACTGGTCCTGGTCAGTGTAAAATTTCCTGTTGCGGCAACAGTGACATCTGGATGTTTCAATCCATCTGCGATCACTTGCACGGTCTTGCTTTCCAATCCCTGCGCACCTGTAAAACTTGAGCCAGATGAAGCAGAGGTATGGTAACCATCTAGATACACATCATCTTCCGATAATCGTTCTAAGAATACTCCCGCGTTCTGTGAGCTGCCATCGTTGTCATATCTTTTAACCAGCGCATAAAGTTTATCATCTACTACACCGATGTCCTTGAAAAATCCATTCGTGGTCCATTTCATCCAACCCACCACAGAATATTCTGTGTTGATACCCAGCACACCTATGGTGCCATCTGAGTTGATAACAAACACAAAGTTGTTGTTGATGTTGTCATAATTTTTAAGATATGCTCCCTGTGTGGCACCACTCAATATGTCGTGATGCACCAATGAATAGTTTTTGGCCGAATAGGCATCCGTGTTGAAGTTATAGACAAATGCTCGCAATTGCTTGCCACCCTTTTGCACAAACAACACCTCGTTGTCCACGACCTTAGGTTCTGTTTTGCCCGAGCCAATACCATATCTTGTCTGCTCTCGAATGATGATGTTGGTAGGTGTGACCGGTTCTCCCGACATGTCAAACTCACCATCTGATGTAAAAAGGAATAAGCTCTGTTGGCTCACCATGTGTCTTATGATGTTTAATTTGTTGCTGGCCACGGTGAATTGCAAGGCAGCATCATCTGTGACTTCACCTGTTATGGTTGTGGTCGCACCCACTGTGGTGACTAATTTTGTGTAAGGTTCAAAATTAAAAAAATCTCCCGACTGTGATCCAAACATGGTTTGTGGTTTGTCTCTGGTACCACCAAATATCAATCTGTTTTGATGGAAAGAAACTGTTCGCGGATAGCCCCCACCCAGTGTTGCGGGTAGATTACTGAATGCTGTTATCTCCCATTCGTTGCCATTGGCTGCTTCTAGATCCACAAGGTCATATATCACCGTGCCATTTACCACAGTGGCACTGGAATAAGAATCTATTTTTACCATGCCCCCGTTGAGAGTGACATACATGCCGGTATGACCATCTGGAAAACTGGCATTGACCCAGCGATATGTTCCACCTGCTAGTGTTAGAGTGATCGATCCTGTCTTGGCCGAAGCTGTCAAGGTTGCATCAAAATCAAAATTGGTCATGGGATAGTGATCAAATTCTAGATATCCTGCTGTCCAATCTGTGGTAGCACTGCCTCGAATTAATGTTATGGGTCGTAGGTCTGGATGAACAAATATCATCACATCAAAGCTCTGTGTGAATCTCACATCATCAATTATGTCTGTCGTGATGGGAAATATATTGCCACCCGATCCGTTTGTGATCACGGCAATCCTCACATCATTGTAAAAAATATGCATCTTGGCCTCAGTTGCGGCCACGGTGTCTTTGGGTTCTAATATGATCACATATTCTTGTGCATCTGAAAATTGGAAAGGCAATATCCTGCTCTTGTCATGGAATCCGTTTGTGGTCAACACAGTGCTGCCATCTGGTGTGGTGGATGTGTCTGGATTGGCTGATATGAATTTAAAACCTTTTCTCTTGGTCACACCACCCTGTGGTAAACACATGAAGTTTTCGCAAGTTTCTACTCCAGCCTTGTAGATGGGTGTCTCACCTCTGCCAAACAAGTATGGTCCTACCTGTCCCTGGGTGAAGTTATTTTGTGTAAACTTCCTTGTGGCCATTAGTTTTTATGTCGCAATGTTCCTGAAGACAACGGATCTGCACCAAGATGGGCCTCTATCAATCTGCCCAGTGGCATGATGTTGTGTGGAGGTTGTTCTTGGCCATCCGCGATCCTTGCGGCCCTTAGTTTGATGTTAAAATCATTTAATAATCTGTCTGAAAGAGTGCCAATGCCCGTGATGGCTTCATTGATCTCATAGGCCATTTTTGCCACCAATGCTTCTATAAAGAAAACGGGAAAATATTGTTCTTCCATGTCTTCCACAAATTCTAAAAACACTGTGTCTTCGTTGGAATAAATTTTTTGTCCTTCCACTGAATAATCTGTCACTGTTTCTCCCTGGCTGTCAAATATACCTTTAATTTTTATCACATCTCCCGGGATTGAATGTGCCCTGGTGTAGGATAGATCCACTGGTGTTTCAGCCAGCAAGTTTAATTCTGTTTTTTTGTTTGCAAAGTTCCAAAATGTGTAATAGAGCAGACCTTTTTTAACCATGTCATACATGGCACTGCATATGTTGGCTTCGTGTGATCCTTCGGTAAATGATGCAATTGTGGTGGCACCGCACTTGATTAAAGACTTATTTGATATGGAAATACTTGTTTCTACACTCATGGGATTCCTTTCGTTTATTTAGCAATCATAAAAAAAGACAGGCCCCCTTTCAGAGGCCTGCCTTGGAACTGAATAATTAAAAATTATTCTGTTACGTTGATAGTGATAACACCATCTGTGTCGATAACTGTTGCTCCACCTGACATTGTTCCTAAAATGATTGATGATGCTTTTTGAGGCACATAATCGATTCTAGTTGTGATGTCTTGAGCTAGGGCTAATCCTACTGCTTCTTTTTGTACTGCAAAACAAGTTCTTACACCTGATGTGGTTCCTGTAGAAGAAAGTAAGTTAGATACAATTACTCTAAATCCAAGTATATTTGGAATGTAACCAGTTGTTAATGCACCATCAGCGATGACACCATTGGTAGCTGATACTAAAGATGTATCACCTAAAATGTCTGTCAATGCTGCTGGAGATATAACAAGCACTCTATCATTAGCTGGTACCTCTTGAGAGTTTAATCTCTCGTGTATCAATAATAGATTGGCTTTGGTTAATCCCGCAATGTTGAATGGACTTTGGTCTGTTGTTGCGTTTGTGTTTAAAACATCTATGATTTCTTGATCCACTGCTCTTGACAATGCACCTGCAATTGCTGTAGAGAATGTTGAT